GCCAAAGGATAATCCTTTGGCAGGAGCAGGTGGTGGAGTTAGGTATAGTACATTTTCACTTGCAAATCTGAAGTTTGTAACTAATGCAGGAGCATACGGATGGAACTGTGGAACTGTCGCCTTATCAGCGGGGAAATGGTATTGGGAAATCGAGATAGTTGCAACTGCAGGTTCGGATTATGAACTTATTGGTATTGCAGATGCCATGAATGATACTACTAGTGCGCAATTCGGTCAGCAAGAATTCAGTTATGCTTTGAATTGCGATAATGGAACGATATACAATGATAGTACTTCCACTGCTTATGGAGTTACAGCAACAACAGGCAATATTCTTGGTCATTATCTGGATTTAGATAATAATAAAATGTATTGGGCAAAAGATGGTGTGATTATGAACAGCGGTACAGGTTTTGATATTAGTGCAGCATCCGACACGCTTAATGGTCACTATTTTCCAGCAGTAGGAGAATATTCCACTGGTTCAGGAACTTATGCATGTAATTTTGGTGGCTCTACGATCTCTGCGCTTACATCAGCGCAGGCGGATGCAAACGGTTATGGAAATTTTGAATATTCACCTAATGATGATGGAAGTGCGTCGTTCGATGGATCAGCAAAAGATTTTCTTGCGATTTGCACAAAAAATTTATCAACAGACGGAGGTTAAATGGCAGCTTTTACTACAGTAGATAATCCCTTACTTCATTTTAATACAGTCCTCTATACGGGGAATGGTACTACTCAAGCCATTACTGGGGCCGGATTTGCACCCGACATGGTCTGTATAAAAAATAGAGATGCTGCGTGGCAATTTGTTAATTGGGATACAATGAATGGAGCAGGAGATAACACAGAACTTTCTTGGAGTGCAACAAATCCTATAGGTGGACCTGATGCATATAGTTATGGACAACTATCTGCTTTTGGAGCAGATGGATTTACTGTTGCTAAAGGAGGAAGTGCTGGAACACCACAATTTACCAATACTTCAGGTACCGATTATGCAGCATGGTGCTGGAAGGCTGGAACGACTAGCGGCATAGATACTACCGGAGCCACTATTACACCAACAGAATATACTTTTAATGCTGCTGGTGGATATTCTATAATCCGATATACGGGAACGGGCGTAAATGCTACGTTGCCCCATGGGTTAGGGGTTAAACCTGCGCTAATATGGATTAAAAGAGAAAGTGCAGGCGCTACTAACTGGCAAATGGGCAATGACGCTGTAGGTTGGACTAAATATGCAACATCTGATACGACTGCAGCATTTTCAACAAATAGTGGGGCTTGGAATGATACAGACCCAACTTCTGTATTATTTACAATAGGTACAAATGGAGAATGTAATACTGGTTCTTCAACATATATAGCTTACTGTTTTGCAACCCTACAGGGTTATATGAAAGCAGGAATTTACGAGGGAAACGGCAATGCCGATGGCGCCTATATTTACACTGGCTTCAAACCCTCATGGGTTTTACTTCATGCAACGGTCGATGCTGGTTATAGTTGGCCTTTATATGATAACAAAAGAACGGGAATGAATGGTCCAAACCCATATGGAAATAATTACTTTTTAGAAGAGGCTTCAGATGCAGAAGACCCCACCATTGCAATAAACTTAACGTCCAATGGTTTTAAATTTCTTAGTAGCAGTGGGCATGTTAATGGTGCACGAGAATATTGCTATTTTGCAATGGCAGAAATGCCTTTCGTAAGCTCCAATGGTATCCCCGCTACGGCCAGATAACAGTCTTCTTGATTCCATCTCCTATCTAGTATAATTTAAACTCTGGAGTTTTATATGTTCTATTCTTTTATTTTAATATATAAGAAGCGATATGCCTTTAACACAGCTACAAATAACACCAGGGATAGATAAGGAAAATACACCGACTGCTGCAGAAGGTAAGTGGATCGATTGTGATAAAGTACGTTTTCGTTGGGGCTTACCTCAAAAGATCGGTGGATGGGACCTATTGTCTACTGATTATTACTTAGGCACGGGAAGAGCCTTATTCAATTGGTTCGATCTGGACGGCTTTAGATATTCATCTCTTGGGACAAATAAAAAACTTTACATTTATCGAGGAGGGTTGACTCAGGATATCACTCCTATTCGATCTACGGCCAATATAACCAATGTTTTTACGACTACGAATACATCTACGAATGTGGAGATTACCCACGCAGCTCACGGTGCTGACGAAGGTGATTTTGTTACCATTTCAGCAACCAGTGCGGCCACTGTGGGTGGGATCGCCAACACAGCTTTAGATAACGAGTTTGAAATAATAGCTGTTACTAATACCTCTAGTTATACCATCGAAACCACAGGGAATGCTGCGACATCAAATGTTACTAATACAGCTAATTGCACTGCTACTTATCAATTGAATATTGGCCCAGAAACTCAAACGTTCGGATACGGGTGGGGTGCAGCGACGTGGAGCTTATCCACATGGGGCACAGCTCGTACAACATCCGAGATCGATATAGACTTGGCCCAATGGAGCTTAGATAATTGGGGAGAAGATTTAATTATAACTCAGAAAAACGGTGCAACTTATGTGTGGGATACTTCATCAGGTATGAGTTCAAATAGAGCTACAACAATTGCCAATGCACCGACCACGAGTAGTCTTTCTCTCGTTACCCCTGAATCACGACACCTGGTCTGTCTAGGGACAGAGACAACGATCGCTGATTCATCAACACAAGATAAAATGTTTATACGTTGGAGCGATCAGGAGAACTATAATGAATTCACAGCCAATGCTATTAATACCTCGGGTTCACAACGTTTAGCTGCTGGATCAGAGATACGGGCAGCCAAGGCAGGAAGAGCAGAAACTTTGATATGGACTGATACAAGTATATTCTCGATGCAGTTCATTGGGGCTCCCTTTACTTTTGGTTTTAAGAAATTAGGTTCCGACTGTGGAATCGTTGGCTTAAACTCTGCTATCATAGTACAAGATGTTGCATACTGGATGGGCGATGGAACATTCTTCGCGTACGCTGGATCAGTCCTGGAGATTCCATGTAGCGTTAAAAACTACATCTTCGATGATATAAACAAGGTCCAGTATCCTCAGGTCTATGCAGGACATAACTCACAGTTCAATGAAATCATATGGTACTATTGTACAGCGTCAGCTACTCAGATCGATCGATATGTTATTTATAACTATGCTGAGAAAGTATGGTATATAGGAAACCTAGAAAGAGGTACATGGATGGATAATGGCGTCTATCAGAATCCGATAGCCTCTGAGTACACGGCAGCCACCACCGCTAATACAATAACTACGATTTATGGACTAACTGCTGGTCGAACAGTACTCTATAAACAAGAGGAAGGTTACGACGCTAATGGAGTTGCTTTATCAGCATATATCGAGTCAGGGGACGGTGATATTGCTAGTGGACAAGACTTTAGTTTCGTTAATAAATTCATACCAGACTTTCAAAACCTAATAGGAAATACACAAATCACAATATCAGTTCGAGATTATCCGGGTAATACTAAAACCGCGAAACCAACACAAAATGTTAGTAATACTACCACTTATTTAAATCTCAGGGCTCGGGGAAGGCAAATCTCCCTTAAAGTCGCAAACTCAGAACTAGGCGATAACTGGAGATTAGGAACGATGAGAATTAATATAAGGCCTGATGGAAGAAGATAAGTATAGTGTACGAAAAGCGACTTTAAAAGATGCTGTCGATATTAGGGAAGTGTTAAAAACTTGGCTTCCAGAAAGTCCTCATAACTTCGGTTCTGCCAATAATAAGAAATTACTTGACAATATTCTCTTTTACATTCGCAATAGTTTTGTTATAGTAGTAGTAAATAAGAATAACGTGATTGTTGGTACACTAGGAGCAATGATTGACGATACATGGTTTACAGACAAGAAGTTTCTAAGAACGCTGTGGATCCACGTATTACCGAAGTGTAGAAACTTTAAAGTTGTAAGATCAATGATAATAGTTTTAAAAGAATATGCAAAATCAATTAAGAAAACACTACTACTCGAAATCTTTCAGGGAAAGGACGTTGAAAGAAAGAATCAGTTATTTATTAAGTTAGGATTTAAGCCACTAGGAGGAATATATGGGTTTTTTATTTAAGGGAAGCACGACAGTCGTTCAAGCACCACAGTCATCAGCGACTACATATGATATCCCTGAATATCTTAAGGAGTTCCAGAAGGAGCTTTTAGGTCGAACTCAAGCTGAATATAAGGTCCCTTACCAGCCTTATACAGGCGATAGGATCGCACCTCTGTCAACAGCAGAACAAGCAGCAGGCGGAATCATCGCAGGCGAAATATATCCTCAAGCAGGAGGACTCGCAAACATAGGAGCACAGACATTCGATACAGCTACGGCACAAAGTTATATGAACCCGTATTCCAATACCGTAATCTCAGGAGCTTTAGGAGACCTCGAGGAGCAGTACCAAAAGAATGTTCGTGGAATTAACGTCGGTGCTGTGGGGGCTGGCGCCTTTGGTGGTGCAAGACACGGCGTTGAACGTGCGCTTGCGGGAGAGAGATATCTCGATACGGTCGCTGACACAAGTGCCAGAATGCGTCAGGCGGGCTTCGAATCCGGAGCCCAAAGATTTCAAGCTGATCGGCAAGCACAACTCGCAGCGGCGGGTGGACAGATTCAGGCCTTAACAGGAGTACAGCAACAGCTCGGTCAATTCGGCGCACTCGGAAGAGGACTAGAGCAACAAGAGCTAATAGAACAATATAGAGATTTTATAGAAGAAAGAGAGTATCCAAGAGAAGCATTAAGGTTCGGCACGGGAATAATGGCGGGTGCACCGATACGATCATACGGACAAGAACGTACGGGAATGGTCGGTCAAGTCTTCGGTCAACCATCAATCGCAGGTCAACTTGCAGGATTAGGTGCGGCTGCAGGTACCATGATGGGAGCAAGTGATATAAGATTAAAAGAAAATGTTAAACAAATAGGTCAATCGCCTACGGGCATTAATATCTACTCGTTTAACTTTATAGGAAGTAAAGATCAATACGAGGGAGTGATGGCGCACGAAGTTCCATACGCTTCTATCGTCGATGAGAACGGCTACTGGAGAGTGGACTACTCTCAACTCGACGTTGACTTTAAAAGGATGAACTAATGGCTAAAACTCTAAGATTAGATATTACTGATGAAGAATTTAAAATTGGTGATAAGAAAAGTATGGATGGTAAGAATTGGATCTTAACAAGTAAAAGCACTCGTAAAGGTGATGACGGCGACGATAAGACATTCGGTACATATAAAAAGCAGGGAGCTTTCTCTGCGACTGCAGAGAATATCGGAAAAAAGATGGACACCATCTTGAACGATTCCAACAAGACGACGAAGCTCTTAATGGCTTTAAATACTATAACTGAATCCAGTAAGATGGAGCCTCTATCATCTGGAAGAGTTAAAACACCTCTTGGAAAGATCACATCAGGTGTTACGAAAGGATTAATTCAGGGAAAACAAATTCAGTCAGCTGAGACATTATCGAAAGCGAAATTGATGAAAGCTGAACAG